GGTGGCCGTCCAGACGAAGCCAAGCTCAAGCATGTAATCCTTGAACCACTTGCGTGTGGTGTAGATGCCGTTGCGCGCTGAGCGTGAACGCTTGGCGGTGCGGCTAGACGCGCGTTGCGTGGCGTTGCCTTCCGCGAGGCGATCGTAGACTTGCTGGTATGGTAAGTCGGCTGCGATTGCGATGGCGCGGCAGACGCAGTCGCCCGCTTTGCCTTTGTAGCCTGCGGCCTCGCGGCCACCGTCGTTGTATGTGAAGTTTGAGTTAGTCATGTTGCCCTCCCGAGCGTTGCGGAGCCGCAGCCCCTGTTGATTTATACCTGACGTTAACATTTTGTTAACATAGGTACAACCCCCTAAATGCAGCTATTTGCATTTTTCTGAAAAAAGTTTACCCTACCCCCTACATGGACAAGCGCTCCTGCTCGCGCTATCTATACCTCAAGCGAGTTTCCTCCCTGTCTCGCGCAACTTGGCCCCGCCGCGCACCTCCCATTGCGCGCGCGGGGTTTCTTTTTGGCGTTTTAATGTTATTATGCTGGAAGATATAACGGAGGTTACGATGCCCAAAGTTGGATCGAAGCACTACGCGTACACGCCCAAAGGCATGGCGAAAGCCAAGGCCGCCGCCAAGAAGTCTGGCAAGAAGGTGTCATACGCGAAGAAGAAGAAGTGATGTGGACGGCGCTGCTTTTGCTTTGCAGCGTCGAGGGTAACTGCTTTGCGTTTGGCAGCCCCGTGATGCAGAGCGAGAGCCAGTGCATACAATCCATACCGAGCGGGCTGAAATACGCGCGGCAGATGTTTCCTGCGTACCGCGCAACAGATTATCAATGCGTCCAGTGGGGCGAAGGAGCTTAGATGGCCAAGGGTTTATACGCCAACATTCACGCGAAGCGTAAGCGCATCGCTGCTGGGTCTGGCGAGAAGATGCGCAAGGCGGGCAGCAAGGGCGCGCCCACCGCGAAGGCGTTTAAGAAGTCGGCGAAGACCGCGAAGAAGAAATAGCATGGCGCGCACGAAGGCAGAGAAGATCGCAGCAGCGAAGAAGCGCCACGGGTTCACGGCGGTGAATAAGCCGCGACGCGGCGGGCCGAAGAAGTTTGAAGTGCTGGCGGTTGAGGGCGACACGGTGAAGAAGGTTAATTTTGGCGACCCTGCCATGTCCATCAAGAAGGATCAGCCTAAGCGCAAAGCGTCCTACTGCGCACGCTCCGGCGGCATCAAGGGCAAGTCGAGTAAGCTGAGCGCGAATTACTGGTCGCGCCGCGCGTGGGATTGTTGATATGGAACAGCTTTTCAACTTCTTCAGCAACGGCCAGCAGCGCCGCACCGCGCTTGACGAGCTGTTTGCTGGCTTAGAGCGTTACGTTCCCCCAAACCTACGTCCAGCGGTAGAGACGGTTGCCGAGATGAACCCCGTGCAGGGCCAGATGAACGCGATGACAGCAGGCGGCGTTGTCTTCGACCCCGATCAGACTGCGGAGGCGCGCAGGCGCGCTGCGCTTGATATGGGCGTCGAGATGGCGCTTGCATTGACGCCTGCTGCTCTGGCTGCACGCGGATACCTGACGCCCATCCAAGGCGTTATGGAGGGGCTGCTTGGCGGCTCGCCAGCGCAGCAGCAGATCGCAGAGGACGCTGGCAAGCTTGCAGCAGACGCGTCCGGCTTGGCGCGTTCAGCAATCCAGCTCGACCCCGACATGCTCAGCGAAATCTTTCAGCCAGCCGGTGAGGCGCGCTCTGCTGGCGCTGCCGCTACTACGCCAGCCGGTGAGGTTACGCCATATGCAGATGTGGAAGTGATTGACCCGCGCGATCTTATTGGCGCTAAAATCTCGCCAACGCCTGCGGATCTAACGCGTGCTGGCACGTTTTATGAGGGCATTGACGCGGCAGGAACAACGCGCAGAACGCCGTTGCAAGGCGGCCCGTTGTTTCCGTTGCAAAAACAATATTCAGATGCAGAGATTGCTTGGCTTGTTGATAGCGCAAGTAAAGGATCGACAAAACTTGGCAAAGATAGCGATTTTGTTGCTGTCACTGCAATGTCTCCGCAAGCCCATCAATCCAATGCGTCAATTGCTGATGCATATATGGGAACGCTTGAAGCGTATATTCAGTCAGGTCGATTGCCAGATGAAAATGTTAAGCAATTAAATGATGTGGTGTCAAATTTTGGGAAAACTACAGTTGACCCAGAGTTGCAAAAGCTAAGCGGTTTTGTTGGGTTTGATAGCCCATTTTTTAATGAATTTATGCGGAATGCAACATTCCCGCAGCGAGAAGCTATATCAAAACTTATGACGTCTCCAAAGGCTATGGCAATTGGCGGCCCTAATTTCCAAAAAGTTTTAGACGCGACAATCCAACCAGAGTTTGCCGGAAGCAATCTTGGCGATGCGCTGTTACTTTTGGAGCTTGATAAAGGTCGTGGCTTGTTAAACTTGGAGTCAGAAAAGCTACCGACGCATATGTCTTACGACACTGGCCTTGGAGGCCGTGTTGTAGGGCGTTTTGAAAACCCAGTCTCGCGCGGATTATTGTTCCCAAGCTTTGAAGCAGAATATTCATCTCGGCCAACAATGCTTGATAAATCAGGCAATGTTGACGAAGCGCGCATGGCCTACTCATTTGGGCGCGCTCTGCCATCGGAAAAAGTCACGCCAGAAGGCGCTAGAAATCTTTTTGAAGCAACGCAATATTACAGCATTGAGCAGCCGCAGCAGGCTCAATTGATTGATCAGGCTTTACGCGGAAACTGGAAAACATCTAGCATCCCAAAAACTAAAGGTGGCATTTCTCCTACAGATTTCGAGCGCGCGTTGCTACGCAACCCGTCGCTGCCATCCTTAGAGCCATACACAGCAAAAGATGTGACTGCCGGTAAAAAAGCTGGCGACTTTGAAGTGTTTCAGCTTGGCGATGCAGATTTGTATTTTGGCTTGAAGAAAAATCCAGACTACACATGGATGAACGACGGGAAGCCGATACCTGAGCTTGGCAATAACGAGATTGATCTTGTTGGCGTGATTAGTAACGAGATAGGGGCCAAGGGTGTGGCGTCACCCGCCGTTATGGGAAAAGCTATTGAGCAAGGCGCGTCTGTGCTGAACGCATTTGCGGTGCCAAGTAAACGCTTCCCAGAAGGTTTCTTGCCAAACGTTTACGGCGGCTATGGATTTAAAGAGCTAAAACGTATACCATTTAGCAAAGAATATTACATTGAAGAGCGCGGCCAAGCCGCGTATGACGATCTTCTGCGTCAGTGGCGATCTGAAGGCTGGGATGAGGGCCAAGGGTTCCCTGACGTTGTTTTGATGAAATGGAGCGGAACAGATGAACAAAGAGCAAACGCAAGTCAGCGCGTTTTTGAGCAGGGTTTTGAAGGTTTTGGGGCCGGAAAAGACGTCGGCTCTATCAGATCGGCAGGACAGAATGTTGAGCCAAGCGTACAGACGCCTTCTGGATCGCAAGCCAGCGGCTCAAATATCGGAAGCGGAGATACGGGGCCAGTACGACCTAGTGGTGGAGCATCTAAGCCCAGCCGCATACGAAGTGCTGCCACAGAGGTAAGGCAACTTACCCCAGAGCAGCGCAGAAACCTTGGATTGCTAATGATGGAATATTGATATGCCCATAACAACATACGCAGAGCTGCAATCCAGCATAGGCGACTTCCTTGACCGCGATGACCTGACGAGCGTCATCCCGACGTTTATTTCGCTGGCCGAGGCAGACATGAACCGCCAGATACGCCACTGGCGTCAGGAAAAACGCGCCAACGCCAACATCGACACGCAATACAGCGCCGTGCCGTCTGACTTCTACGAGGTCATACGGATGTATATTACGTCGGGCAACACGCAGCCGCTTGAGCTGCTGAGCCAGTTTCAGCTCTTGGAGCGCAAGCGCCGCACGGCCAACGCCACCTACGAGCCGCGCTACTACGCGATCACGGCTGGCGAGATCGAGGTGTTTCCCGTTCCCGATGGCACATATTCGACGGAGCTATACTACTACGCCAAGATCGACGCGTTGTCCGACAGCAACACGTCTAACTGGCTGCTGGAATACTTCCCCGACGCGTATTTATATGGCGCTTTATCGCATTCTGCGCCGTATCTGAAAGACGATGCGCGTTTGCAAGTGTGGTCATCTTTGTATGGCAACGCGATTGGTGGTATAACCGCAGACAATGATAAAGCGAAATTCGGCGGATCTGGTCGCCGCATGAAGATAAAGGCGTATTGAGATGAGCTTCACCAACACCTTCGAGACAACCGTCCTTACATGGTCGTTTACCACAGAC